AATCTCCTTTTTGATAAGTTTCTGTTGAACTAAAAGTACCTCTCATGTTGAGACCTACTGTCATAAATTCAAACAGACTGCTATCTTTTGGATTTGTTGTATTACTACTTGCTACACTTCCTACAACAACAAATGAAGAACCATTAAACTCTACAACGTCATCTATGTCGTAAGCAGTATTTGTAGCCCAAGTTCCTCTCCAATTAAACTTGAGTTTACCTAAATCAATTTGTGCCATAGTTAAATGTCGAGTACGAGATGTCCTTGTAATCCTGCTGCTATGTTTGCAGGAGAATTTATTGCAAGTGTGAATTTAGGAGCATTAGGGGCAACGCTACTAAGTACGTCTTCGCCTAAAAAATAGGCATGACTAGCCCCATTCTGTACGAAGTCGTTTGCTTTGTAAACAGTTGTGTTGGGGTCATTAGCTAGATTATAGACCATTCGTAACATTCCGCTTTCTAATCTTTGAAAACCTACAAATACTGAAGTCCTTGCTAAATTCGTTGCTGTGCTTGCTGCGTTATTTGCAGTAACCGCAGACGCAGCAGCTTGAGTGGCACTTGCAGCAGCTTGTGTAGCAGACGAAGCAGCAGCAGCAGCACTAGCAGATGCTTGTCCTATTGCTGTATTTGCGTTTGCAATACCTGCATCTAACTGTCCTTTTGTAGCTGCGTCAGTAGCAGCAACCCCATTTCCCAATCCTGATATTTTATTTCCTGCTAAATTCAAATCTCCTTGTAAAGGTAAAGACCCATCTCGTTTTACAAAACCATCTACATATTGTTTGTTTGCAGAATCTTTTGCATCTACAGGATCATTAATAAGTTTTATTCTTTTATTATTAGCTGTTAGATCATTTCCGTCTGGTACAATTCCTGCTGCTGCGTCATCTGAATTTTCTTGCTGTGCAAATAATACTTGTCTTAATCCTGTATCGAGATCAAGTTCTGTAAGAACTGAACCATCTTGAAAGTCAACAACTGGCAAACTAATATCTGTATTTCTTTGAAACCTTATAGCAGTTCCATTTGCAGGTGCATTAGTAAAAGTTAAAGTTTGTCCATTAATTGAATAGTCTGTATTAATAGTTTGTAAGACTTCATTTACAGTTACATCTATTCCTAAAATAGATATGTATGAAAAGCTAATAGCAAAATTAACTTCAGTTCCGTTTCCTGTGTGATTAGTAAACGTATTGGTGTTGTTGGTAGCCATAATTAATAGTCTCTAAAACCTTTAAGTAACTCGGAAGTGTTAGTTTTATTCTTTCCATTTTCCCATAATAATGCTTCTTTTCTCATCTTTTCATACATTTTTCTTTTTTGTTCACTTAAACCTTGTACACCCTCTGGCAAATTTTTTCCTTTAATAAATGCTTCTTTTGCTTTCTTTTTATAATAAGAATGTATTTCAGTTAATATTTTATCTAAGTCTTCTCTTACACCATTTATTAGACGAACTCTCATTCTGTCATTAAAATCTGCTGTAATATACCAGTCATTACCTGTAGCTCTAGCCATTTCTCTTCTATCTTTCATACTTATATCTTTTCCTTTTAATCCTCTATAATCACTTAATAACTGTAACGATAACTGACCAAAAGGACTTTCTATAACTTGCTTCATAGCGTCATACATTCTTTGTGTTTTTCCGTTGTAATACAAAGGAATATAAGCAGTTGTAGTTATTAAATCTGCAAGTTCATTTCCGTCTAAATAAATCCCATCACTAAATTTATTTTTATTTACCAAAACATCTGTTGGAGGTTCATACGACCCACCAATAGCATTTAAAGTTGATAAGACTATATCGTTATTACTCATTGTTTTTGGCATCCAACCGCTTGTTAAAAGGTTCATTTCTCCTTTTCCAAAGCCAACAGGAAGTTCTATAAACTGACCTGTAATGTGATCTTGCATAGGTCTTGCTTCAGCATTACCCCAAAATGTCTTGGCTGCAAATTCATTAAGAAATCTTTGATAAACAATAAAAGGAGCTAAATTAGTATCTGGTTGTCCATCATCATCAAGAAATCGTCCTTTAGGTATCTTCTTATCCATTCGTATATTTCCTGATTTCCCTTCATCAAATAATCCTGAATTTATTGCAATTTTTACATTTCTACCTAAACCACTCATAGGTACAGCTAATGTTGCCATTCGATTCATCAAGAATCCATTTAATGTAGATTCATTATTAAAAACTCTTACTAATTCTGTTATTGATCTTGTAAAAGCTTTATCTCCAAGATTGTTATACATAGCAGCCATAAGCACTTGATATAAACCATCTTTTTCTAATTGTTGTTCTTCTCCCATCAGACCTGTAATTCTTACAGTATCGGCCATTGAACTTAAAAACATTGAATATGGATCAAGTCTTTTATAACTAATGTATCTATAAGCTAGTTTTCCATCTGCTCCTCTTACAAGTCTTACGTCTGGATATTCAGGATGGGGTATAACTTCGTATGCTGCTCCTTCTGCTCCATATTTTGCTATGTCTTCTTCTGTTGCTCTTAGCCTAAAAGCATAAGGCATCCATCCAGTTTTCAATAGTTTTTCTCTTTGTTGTTTATTAACAGGCAAACCACCTGTAATAGCAACTTTTGCTAAAGGATCATTTAAGTTTTGTGCCAACAAAAATCCTGATAATAAGAAACCATTACCTGCTATCATCCTTCCTTTTGCCATACCTCTTACAGCAGGATCTTTGGAAGCCATATCTTCTGCGTGTTCTCTTACAAAAGCTATATGTTTTTTAGCCCAAGGATATCTTTCTAAGAGAGGTGCAAGAGGTGTAGTTTTAAAAAACTGCTTCATTATGTTATTGGGAGTTCTTACAAAAGGTAAGATTTGACGTAATGCAGGATTTTGATTTACCAACCGTTGTACCCATTTACCTGAAGTACCATCTAATAAATCTTCTGTGAAAGTTGCTTCGTTAGCATATTGTCTAGCTTCTTTATATAATTGAGCATTTTGTTTTGATAACTTACCTGTCATTGATTCTTTATTAACAACATCAATGATTTGATTAAATTGCTTATTAACATATTTATCGTATTCAGTTTTATCTGCAAAATTTTTCTTTAAACTTCTCTCCCATATTTTTGTTCTAACGTATGCTCTAAAATTTATTTGTTTAAAAATTTCATCTTCAGCCATTAAGAAACGCTGTGGCAAAGTATAAAAACCATGTACTCCTTTAATTATCCAATTCTTACCGCTTACATCTACAGCACCTAGTTTTGATAAATCTACAGTATTGTTTGCAGCATCTAAAATATTTGCATTGTTCATAAATGCTTTACCTCCCATAATTGTAGATTCTCCTATAGCGATTGTCATATAATAAATATCCATCATGGCTTTTTTCATAGTCAATGCTCCTTCTGCTTGAAGAGATTGATTACCTATAACTGAGCCTTCTATAAATTCATATCCACCACCAAGTACTTTTGTAAATGGTCGCATAGCTGAATTAAAAGCAGTCGAAATCATATTAACTTGATGAGTTATAGGACTAGATAAAATTGAATTTATAAATAATTCATTAGTTATCTTCATAACATTGTTACCTTTTTGTGCTTTTAATATCATCTTCATAGCTCTTGGATTTGTAGCTGCAAGATGTAATTGACGAGTAAGTTTTACAAGTGCTTTTGTATTACCTTCATCAGCAGCCCTTAAAATTTGTTCTATTGTAAATGCCCCTAAAGGGTCATCCATACCATCAATTAAAACATTATCTGTTTTTTCAAAGTTGGCAAAGTCATTTATTATTTTTTCTTGATTGCTTGATTCAAAGTAAGTTTTTAATCCTTTGACTTTAGTTGTAGCTCCTTCAACTAAATCTGCTGAAGTTTTATTTATATTTTGTAGAGCAGAACCTAAAATTCCTCCTGTGCCTTTTTTAACATTTAGTAAGTCACTATAAAATTGTAATGTAAAAGCTAAGTCTTCTTTTAATATCTGGTAGCCATCTCCTTTTTGTACTCCTCCTTTTGTTAACTTTGCCATCTCATGCATTTGTGATGACAAGTCACGCAGAACAATACCTGATTCTAAAATCATATCGTTCAATGTAATGATTACAGCAGGTAAATCAATTTCTCCGTTTACACCATATTGATCTACAAAATCTACTGCTGCGTCAAAAACATCTAAAGGTAATTGAGTCTTTGATTTTAAATATAACTCCTTATTACTTCTTGTATTTTTTTTATTTAAGTCTGCAACAACTTTTGCTCTTGCACCAATGTATTCCCATATTGCACCTTTATTAACTATCTTTCCATCTTTTCTAAATAAAGTCTTATATAAGTGTCTAGGATTAAATGTTCTAGTAATTTTAGAACCTTTTAATGGCATCCCATATAAAGATTTACCATCTCCTCCTACAATGTCTTTGTAATATTTCTGCATACCTTTATCGTTTTGCAAAGCCTTCTGATATTTAACTTGACTAATCATTAAGTTTGCATCTACTTCGTCAACTTCAACTTTGCCTATATCTGCTCCGTTCTTTTTTATAGTGTCATTTAATTTTGCAAGAATAACCTTTCTTCTTTTTCCATTCTTTTTGATGTTATAAAATTGATCCATAACATAATCAAGTACTTCTTGTCCTTTTTGACCTGTTAAATCAGTAATACTTTTTATGCCAAAAAGTTCACTAAAAACTTTTGTTTTTTTTACTCCTTCCTTTACAACATTTTTACCAACCTTAGTTACCAAAGGTACACCTTTACCTACAAGTCCTTCTCCTACAACTAAACCTTGAACAACAGCTTGCAACCTACCTTTTAGTCTTTCTTCTACTACAGGATTATCTTCTTCCGCAGTTAAAAAATCGACTATAGGTTGTGCCAAATCAATCCTGTCTTCTATCATTCTTAATAAGTTATCGTCATAAGGATCTGTTAAAGCTGCTTCTGTTACTGCACCTGCAATAGCATATCTAAATCTTTTAAGTCCTATTTTTTTTAAACTATTAGCTATCAATCCTGTTGGTATAATCCATTGACTTATTGTTTTACTTAAACCATAGGCAGATAGCAAATTGTCATCTTGTTCTTCTTTGTATTGCTCTCTAACACCTATTTTAAAACCATAATTTTCATGCCCTTCTTTAAAACCAATTAAATCAAAATCATCTGCTCTTTGAGAATTATATAAATCCCCCATAACTAAATCTAAAACATCATCTCCAAAGGCATATAACTCATTAATGCTTTCAATACGACCATGTATTAATCCTGCAATAATTTTACCTGTTAAAGTTTTTTGTATTTTTTTCTTATTTTCTAACATTCTTTCATTAAAGCCTTTGTTTCTTATTTTGTTTTCTTCCATTTTTGTGTCATACCATTTCTTAACACCTCCGAACCATGATGTATCTTCTGTCTCTGGTTTATCTAATGGATTAACTTTTGCATTTTGTATCTCTTCGTTTTGTTCTTTTTTATTTGCAATTTCGTTTCTTTCTTCTTGTATCTTTTCACTTTGCTTTTCATCTTCAACAATATTTTTACCAACAAATTCTTCTTCTTGTACTTTGTCGAGTGCGTTTACTGCATTAGCTTCAGGACTATCATTTCCTGAAGTTCTTATAACATTAGTAATTTCTTGAGACATTTAGAATAATGGAGGTTCTCTTCGTGCATCATTAAGAACATCTGTCACTAGCTTAACGTAGTCTGAGTCTGTTGCATATTTGTTTTCCTTTAATCTTATTATTGCTTCTTCAGCAGTATTTACATTAACAAGACCTTTTCTATCTTGGAAATCATCATTCCAGAATTTTTTATAATGTTCTATTGATTCTCTTATGCTATTAAAGTTTTTGAAGTGTGCCATTACTCTTACCTTCTTACCATCTATTTCTTCAAATGTAGGTGCTAGTGTTGATTGTCCTGCATCTATCTCAGCTTGTGTTGCTTTTATACCAAAGTAATTATTTTTACCAGTAACGTGTAAACCATGATCTGACTCAGCACCAAATTGTGCTGCAAGTACTTCTGGGAATTTAATACCAACTTCTTTAGCTAAAGCATAAATTGTTTTAAAGTTAGTCTCCATACGCAATATTGCATTTGGTTCTTTACTAATCTCTACTTTTTTATCTTGTTGTTGTTTTTCTTTTTTGCCTTTAAATGGTAAAGCCATAGCTATAAGGCTGCCATCTCTTAACCCTAAATTTGATGGAATATCAGACCTGACTTCAGACAAATCATTAGCATCAATAAAATCTCCTGTTGTTGTTGTTTCACTTTCTTCTAAGTTTTCTCCAAGTTTTTCTGTTTCTTCTTTGTCTAATGCTTGATAATCTGTATATAAATTATATTTCATGTAATTAGGAAGACTCTTGTATTCTCTGGAATTACGAGTTATTCCATAATATTTATCTAGGTACATATCATATTTTAGTTTATCGTTAACATCAGAATCTACTGGATAATCTATATCTGCTGAAGCTATAAGATCTCCTTCTTTTAATCCTCCGATTGGTGGCATAGCAACATTTAATAAACTATTATTCATCAACTGAGACAAGTTTAAATCTTTTCGACTTTTAACTTTTGTCTTAGTGCTGTCCTCTTCTTCTTTTTGTATAATTTTTGGAGTATCATCTTCTTTTATATTCTCTTGGTCTGTATCTTCTGAGTCATCTATAAACTGATTGTTGTCTTCAGATGTTTCTACTTTTACATTTTCAATATCTTCTTCTGTAAAAACTTCTTTACCAAGTATTTTGTTGACTTCTAATTTTTCTTCTTTGGTTAACTGATCGAATCTATTGCCACTACCATCTGGATTTCCTTCATCATCAAGTCTAGGGTTTATAACTTCAGGTGGTTCAGGTGGTGTTGTGTCTATTTCGTACTGTTTCATTCTTTTATCAAGATCTTGATAACTACCTTTAAACACTCCTTCTATTTCTTTGTATTTTTCTAATAAGCCATATTGTTTTATTTCGTCATTAGTTAAATCTAAATTATCTAATAATTTTAAAAATAAATCTTTGTCTCTAATTTTTCCATCTTCATCCATATATTGACCCATTATAAAACCAAAATTAACATCTTCTCCTACTTGATAATCGTATGCGTTGTCTAAATCTTCAATACTAGGTTTTAGTCTTTTTCCATCTACATAATCCTGCTTAGAGTTTAAATTCTGTAAAACAAAAGTAACTCGTTCTACATTAATTTCTTTATTTCTTTTTATATTTTGTGGAGATAATGGATCAAGACTCAAGTTTGTTCCTGTACCCCCAGATGAAAATTTTTGTATAGCTAATAGATTAATGTCCATTACTTCTTTTCTGTTTTGCAATTCTTGATCTATTTCTCTTTGATTTGGGTATCTTGGTGTTTCTTCTCCTTCAAAAACTTTTTTAGTTAATACATAGTTTTCCATGTATGGAATTATTGCATTTATTTCGTCACTTAATTTATCCATTAGTATTGCGTCATCTCTTACTTTGTCTGGCAAAGTTTGTAAAAGAAGATTCTTAGTTGCAATTATTTGTTTCGCTCCTGTTAGTGCATATTTTTTTTCTTCATTTACTTCGTCATCTATCATTCCTAATAATTTTTCTTTATTGCTTTCATCTTCAGGTAATTT